GGCCACGGCGTCGGTCTGCCCCTTGTCCCGGAGCCGGGCCGCGAGGTCGATCACCAGGCGGAGGTCGTCCACCGGCGTCCGTGTCCGCCGGCCAAGCCGGCCGCGGAGCTGCTGCACACCCACGGCCACGCCGTAGCCGACGAGGCCGACGGCGATCACGATCTGGGCCAGGGTCATGTAGTTCACTTCTTCTCCTCCATCTCCGCGGCTTTGTCTGCGATCCATCCCGCGAGGGCCGCACCCTCGGGCGTCTTCAGCACGGCCGCCAGGTGGCGGGCCAGTTCGTCGTCGAGGCGGTTGCCGGTCTTCGAGGCGAGCCACTCCAGGGCGTCGGCGATCACCTCGGCCCGCTGCCGGTCATCGGGGGCGGCCGACAGCCTGCGGCCGTAGCCGAGCAGGGGAGCCCACTCCACGAGCAACCGGACGTTGTCGAGCATGTCAGCGCCTCACGAGCGGCAGCACTTGCTCCACGGCCCCCGACGCCAGCGCCAGCACGAGCGACCGCACCGCGGGACGGGCGAGGATCCACACCGGCCAGAGGACCGTCGGCACGGCCTTGTCGGCCACGGCGTCGAACAGGCTCGCCACGGCTTCCAGGGCGAGGGCCTTCTTCGCGGCACCGGTCAGGCCGTTGGCGACGTCGAGGCCCGCGATCACCAGCCGCAGCAGGGCGAGCATGAGGTCGCCGAACTCGGCCCACGTGAGACCGTCGGCGGCGGCCGACTTGGCCGTCTCAACGAACGCCTTGATCTTCGCGAGCAGGCCGCCGTCGAGGTTCTCGGCGACGGTCACAGGGGCGTCGGCAATGCTCATTGGATCAGTCCCTTTTCGTGCAGTTCCTTGGCCTGGGCGGGCGTGCAAAACGGCACGATCGCCTTCGATGGATCACCGCCTACCCCGGCCAGAGTGAGGGCGAGGTAGTAGTAAAAATCCCGGTCCTCTCCGCCCTTCTTGCTCGTGATCGTCCCGATGCCGGCCCGTCGGAGCGGCTCGTAGTGAACGTGCTGGCTCGTCTCCCCGGCCGGGGCCATCGCCTCCCGGCCGTTGGCCGTGCGGCGGAACATCGACTCCTCGATTCGTCCGCTCACAGCCACGCTCCTCGGTTCCGTTTCATTGTACGCCTGTCCAGGTATGGCCCTGGGTGTGCCGCCCCCTGGGCATCGGTGGGTGGTGGATCACTCGCTCGCGAGAATCGCGGCGACGTTCGCGCGGGTCTGCTCGGGCGTGCCAGTGTTGTCGATGACGCGGTCGATCAGGCCCGGGGACAGGCCGGCTTCGCTCACGTGCGGGGCGGCCTCCGTGGCCGGCCGACGGTCCACCAGCCAGACCTCGCCGCCCATCTCGTGGACCAGGGCGGCCTCGTTGTCGAACCGCACGTCCGCGATCACGATGGCCCCGGCCCCGGTGGAGGCCAGTTCCTCGATCCGCCGCCTGGCGATCCGCAGCCAGAGGTCTTCGGCCACCAGCATCCGCCCCCAGTCGGTGCCGAGGGTCTGGAGCAGCTGCCGCGGCGACTTGCCCAGCCACTCGATCGGCCGCTCCTTCGTTGCCCGCTGCCGCAGGACGGTCTCTGGGATGCCGAGGATCGACGCGAGGGCGGCGTAGATCGGGTCGGCCAGCCCCACCACAACGGCATCCGGCACCATGCCGGCCACGAGGTTCTTGCCGCACCCAGCCGGGCCGGTCAGGCCGATGATCCGCGGCCGCAGCGGCGGCGTGATCACCTCCGTCTCGATCGGCTCGGCATCGCCCCGCATCCGGGCCAGCATGTCCTCGCGCCGGGCCTTCACGCCGGCCCATGCCGCCTCGAGCTGGTCGGGCGTCAGCGTCCCGCCGATCCGCTCCACCTTGAACTCCGCCGCCGGCGTCGGCCGGGCCGGGCGGAAGGTGAGCGTCTTCGTTGCCTCCAGGAACTCCGGAGGCAGTTCGCGCCGCAGTTCCTCCAGGTCGGCCGGGGCCGCCTCCGCGAGTTGGCGGTTGATCTCCGCGACCGCAGGCTTCACCATGCGGGCGAACGGGTGCCCCTCACACCCGGGGCAATCGGCAGTCTGGTAGCCGACCAGTTTCGGGTCGTCGGCCGGCGTGGCCGCCATGCGTGCAGCCACTGCCTCGCGGATGCCCGCGTTGATCTGATCCATGCTCGCCATGATTTCCGTTCGCTCCTTCAACAGCCTCATCACGTCCGCCGCCAGTGATCCGCTCGTGCCAGTCCACTGCCCCATGAATCGCCGCGCCCGTTTCTCGCACGCCGCCAGGTAGTCGTCGGGCAGCCTCATACCTCCATCCTCGGACCGGCAACGTGCATGGCCGTAAGCCCGCCGGCCGCGTCGTAGACGAAAAGTTCCATCGCCTGCCGGTTGCCGATGAAGCCCTCGACGGCGTGGTAGTCGTCGGGCGGGCACAGGGCAGGGGCCACCCGCACGAGCACGCCGTCGTAGGTCTCGATCGGCCGCGACCACTCCGCCGCCTGGTGGTGAAGATGGCCGGTGTGGATCTCGCGGTACGGGCACTTCGACCACCAGCGAGCCGCCTCGATCGCCATGAGCTGCGGCAGCTTCCGCTTGGCCTTGTGGCCGTGGGCGAAGCCGAGGAGGTTCTTCCCGTGGTCGAGATACTTCCGCGGCGTGTACTCCTGCTCGACTCGCACGCGGCGGTCGTTGCGGAACCGCTCCACGAGGATCCGCTGGAATCCGTAGGTGAGCGTCTCGTCGTGGTTGCCATTCACGACCAGCGTGTCCACCGGGGCCACGCCTCCCGCGGCGTCGATCATCGCCAGGAGCGAATCGGTGCCGACGCCGAGCATCTTCTGGAGCCGGCCGTCCCGCTCGAGCGGCGTGCCCTTCGTGGTCGTGCCGGCCGGCGAGTCGTAGTGGTAGACGTCGCCGAGCGTGGCCACTGTCAGCCGCCCAGGGCGGTAGCGGGTTGCGGTGTCGAGCAGTTCCGCCGACGCCTCCCGCACGAGCCGGGCCGCGATGTCGAGGTCGTAGTCGGCCCCGGCGGTTTTCCGCCAGCTGTACTTGCCGAAGTGAGGGTCGGCGAGCACGAGCACGGCCCACTGGTCGGTCGGCTTGGTGTACCGTGGCCGCGGCTTGATCGGCTTGCGGATGTCGGCCTTCGCCGCCTCGATCATCGCCTCGACACACTCCCGCGTGGTCGGCCCGCCTCGCGGCTTGAGCCGCACGTGGACGCGGTGCAGCTCGGTCACGACCGGCTGCCCGGTCTCGCGGTCAGCGGTCAGCCCCTCCCACTTCGTGGCCTCGCTCTGGGCGACCTCGAAGCGTTCCATGTCGGCCTCGATGTGCCGGAGCAGGTCTTCGACCGTGCGGATGCGAGCCGAGACGCTGCGGGCCTCCAGCCCGTCGGCCGTTTCGCGCTTCGTGACCTCCTCGATGGTGAGGCCCTTGTCGCCGGCGGCCTTCGCGGCCACCTTGGCGACGATCTGTTTCACAGGCTGTCGAGCCATTGGATCACCATGTTGTGTTTGACGTGCGTGATCCCAAGCTGATTGAGCGTTGCGGCGATGGCCTTCGCGGCGGGGAGTTTGCACGGGCCGAACTTGCCAGCCTTGTAGGCTTTGGCGATCTCATCCAGGGTGCCGACATGCTCGGGGGAGACCTTTTCGTGCCACCGCATGTTGCGGCGCGTTCGTATCTGCCCAGCGATCTCCGCGACAATGTCCTGGGGTTTTGCCATGGCAGTTCTCCGTGGATGTCGTGAGCGTGCCATGGATCGGGTATGCGTCAACCGAGTTCCTTGCGGGCGTTCCTGATCGCCCGCCTGACGAGCATCCTCCCGGCCGCATCGACGAACGGCAGTTTCCGCCGGCCCGCCTCCTCGCGGAGCCAGCCGACGATCTCGTCGATGTGCTCCTCGCACCAGTCACAGCCCCGCTCGTCCATCGTGCGGGCGCGGGCGTTGCATGAGCAGTCAGGCGTGGCCGTGATGCGGATGGTCGCCAGGAGCTTCTTCAGTTCGGTTCCGGGGCCGCTGGTTGGCGGTGCCGGCACGCTGGCGGCCTGCGGTGTTGCAGACCAAGGCTTCGGCTCACGCGTGTAGGGCGTGGCGTCAACGTCTACGGAAGACACGACCTTCGCGTCGCCTCGCTCGACGGCGGCAAACACCTCGCTAGGCGTACCGCTCGCAATCGTCGGGTCGGCAACAATGACGATGCTTTTCATGGGCACGCCAGCGTGGGGTTGTCATTCAAAAACCCAGGGTTGTCGCCCGAGCAGGCAGTCAGCGGATCGCAGAGCGGTTGGCCGAACGGCCCAGTAGGCACTGTGCAGACAGTTCCGCCGTAAGTCG